TTAGATTTACATCTAAATTAGACTCTTGCATTGTTTCTCCTAATATAGAAATTACTTGTAGAGTATATCAGCAATATTATTGTGCTGCAAGTTGCTCTTCTAAAGATTCAATTCTATTATTCAAATATTTAACAGCACCAACTAGTGTAGCTATTAAGGCGTTTTCTTTCCACATTTTTCTAGTAAAGTATTTTTCATTATCCAAAGAAAGACTATTTATTAATTCTTGGTCATCTTCGTTTGATAAATTTTCATATTCTACAGTTGGAATTGTTCCAACATATTTAAAATTAGATTCATCAAAATCTTCTATAATAAAACCTCTATCTCCATCTTTTAAATTGTATTGAAGTGATTTTAGTGAATCTTTTCTTTTACTTATATAACTAAAATCTTTTACTGGCGGAAGACTTAATATATCTTGCATAGCTTCTTCTGGTGTTACAATTTTAATATTTTCTTTAATCTTAATAGTAGAAGTTTTACTTGCTATAAAGTAGCCAGTTCCAGCACTTACGAATCCGAGAGCAATAGTAAGAGGGGTTCCTTCTCCGGGTATCAACATCGCTGAATCCAGCAACGTTAAAAATGTCTGACCTACTAGTTCCAAGCGCTCCAGCAGAGACTAAGGCGATGTCTCCATGAAAAGTATGCTCTCTAGTTGCAGCTGTTGCATAAGGTGTAGCTACATCGTTTCTCCTACCGTAGACTATTCTATTATTTCTACTAGACTGAATGTTAACTGCATCATCTGTGTCTACTCCTAATGTATTTTGCGACTTGCGAATAGTTAAGTAATCATTTTCTTGACCAATCCTTAGACTCTTGTTTGCTCCAGCGTAAATAAAAATTTGACCTGTCGATGACCCAGTAGGAGATCCAGTTGCTCTAATTTGCAAACCCAAATCTCCAACAGTGCCTGTTGCATAGATGTTGTTTGCAAACACATTTCCAGAACTGTCTATTTGAAATGTTGGACTGGCAACATCTGAGTTTTTGATTGTCGCACCGATTATCTGTCCTCCATTAATTTTTCCTGTAGCTGTTATATTTCCGCTAAATGTTCCTGCAGTAGCATTGATAGTTCCATCTACTGTTAGATTTGTTCCATCAAAATATAGTTTACTGCCTAAAGAAAATTTATTTGCAGAAACGCTATCTGATGTATTCCAGCCAACAAACATAACAGAGCTTTTATATCCACCTGCTCCAAACTGTAAAGAATTGGTTCCTATTGTTAATCCACCTGCGCTTGAGCTACTAATAGTTGCATTAGTTGTTATTGCTCCTGTTACGGTTAATGTGTTGTCATCCCACTGCATGTAGTTGGTGGAGTTTCCCACTTTTAGAAGAGATCCAGAACCTGTTCCTCCAGTTGGATTCCAATACAGTCGGTTTGTTGCATTACCAACTACAAATTCAGAATTTGACGTGTCATTTGCGGCGTTTCTTGCCCATCTATTATCAGCATTGATAAAAATAGAGTTCGCAGATAATGTTCCTCTAATTGAAGCAGCGTCGAATTGTGCCGTTCCGTCGCCTTTAATTATCCAACCCTTGCCAGTGCCTCCCTGGTCAACTGGAACACTTCCTGCAACAAAGTTGGAAGATCTAATCACGGACATTCCATTGGTTGGACTATACTCTTCTAAAGTTCCTGATGCGTTTTGCAGAATAACTTGCTCAGCCGTTATCAATCCAGAAGTTATTTTTCCTGCGGTTAGCGATCCTATGTACTGGTCAGTGATTAAAGGTGTATTGCCATTGTGAGTTACCAAACTAGTCCAAGCTCCTGCATTACCTGAAGTATTGATTGCTCTTACTCTACCGTAATATTTAGTGTTGGTGACTGTCTCTACACCTGTTGTTGCATTAACTGTTCTTGTACTGTTTGCGACTGATACAACAAAAACTGTTGATCTTTTACGGCCTGTAGAAACTAAATTAGATGATGTAGTTGCTCCATCATATATCTCATACTCATATTCGGAAAAATCTTGATCTGCAACTGGTTGAAAAATAAACATTACAGATTCAAAATTAGAAACAATAGAAAAAGTATTTATGTCAATTTCACTTGGCACTGACCCTGAAGATGGCGTTTTAATTCTTATGGAATCTGGAATTTCGTCTGATGCAGATATTTCTGTATTCTTTGGCTTAACTGCAAAAAGATAATTGGAATCTGGTTTTAAGCCACTAACTGTTTTTCTTATGATTGCCATTATCTTACTACTCCTGTTGAAATGAATGCTATATCGTCTTTTATCTCTTCTTTTTTAATCAATAAATTATAATTCTTAGAAAAAGCGTATTTACTAATTTTACATTTTTTATTTGTTGATGCTAAATTCTTTTTATCCAATACTTCTATCTCAAAAGAAAAAGATCCATATATATCTTCATAGTCTTCTAGTTCAGTAAAAGTTTTAGTATCTATAGAATAAATAATTGTATCTGATAAAGCTGTTGCAGAATATAGATCTATTTCTTCTTCTTTCATTACTTTTTGTCCTATGCCAGAAGAAGAAGTTTTTACTATTTTTATTTTTACAGTTCCTGCTTCAGTATTTTTATCTCCGTATACCCTCAAAAAAGGTCCATTAAAAGTTCCAATTGCTTTATCGCCGGCGTTTGTGCTGGTAAGATCATCCCAAGCTCCAGTTGAAGAAATGTAGCCAAGAACAGAAACTCTTGTATTTAGTGATGATCCTAAAACTTCATTAGAATAATAATTCACTCCATTTGCTCCAGAACTAGTTAAGCTTCCAATAAAGTTTGCTCCATTAGGCGGAGTTGTCTTAGCATAACTGCCGCCAGACAATTGAATATACTGAATGTTATCTGCATGGTAATAAACATAATATTTTCCTACTGGTTTTGATCCAGAAGAAACCGCTGTAAGAGATTTAAAATATAAATTTTTATTTGAATCAATTAAACTATATGTAACAGTATTATTACCAGATTCTTCATATACAACAATATACGAATCATTATCAAAAGATTCGTCAATGCTGCTTCCATATATTGAAAAAACTTTTCCAATATTTACATCTGCTAAAGATACGAATATCCAATCTCCAACTTTTAAGTTTTCATCTATGTTTGGAAAAAATATTTCTCTTCTTACAGGAGAATAAAAAGTTCCAGACGATCCATCAGTATAAGTAAACCAACTCATTTTTATAACTCTTTATATAAAATCTCAAACTCATATGAGTCTTGTTTGTCTTCATCTATTTCTATTTCAACAGTTGCCTCAAACTGTCTTACTCCGCCAACTAGACCAGTTTCTTCAAGCGACACAAGAGTTAGTTGACCATAAGGTCTTTCTGTAGGGTCTTGTGAGTAAGAAACTCTTGCGGATACATAATCTATTGCATTAGCTGGAATTGGGGCACTGCCGTCATCTCCGTTATGGCTGTGGTTTGCCAAATCTATTCCTGCTATTTTTACTCCGTCTGCAAACAATATGTCTCCAGTTATAAGGCCACCATCTTTTCTAACATACTGTGGGTGAGCATCTTCGTCTACGTCATCAAGGTCTCCATGAGAAGATCTTAATGATTCTCTTTTTGAGTTATCAACATAAGTAGTATTAAATATTCTTTTATATATTTCCAAACTTTCCACTTCAGTCGTAACAACAACTGGATTTCTGTTGACTCCCATAATTTCTAATTGACTCAAGTAGTTAACGTATTTTCTCTTAAGTCTAATAGCTTGCAGAAGGGCATCAAATCTTTTGTAAACTTGATTGTTTCTCTCTAAAAAGTCGGCACTTACAGAGCCAAGATTTCCTATGATTGCACTATTCGCAACAAACATTTCTTCCATAAGTTTTGGCGCTTTATTTTTTAGGTCAGTTGTAGAAACATCAAACATTAGAGGATCTACAACTTTTGATTTGAACTGTAAAGCTGGCAATAAATAATTAGAATAAAAAGTCTCTGCCACATCTAAGCTGTCTCTTTTTATTAGGCTCAATAGAGTTTCTAACTCCATTTGTAAAGAGTTTATTTTGATCGAAAAAAATGCTTGAAATTGAGCTGCTTGTTTTTTGGAGATTTGATCCAACTCGGACTGCGGAATCGCGATTGGTTTTGCTGTGATTTCTTTGGCAAATTGTTGCGTATAGTGCGTCGCTGAATTTGCCCAATCTGTGATGTATTTTGCAATTTGCGATTCTGTTTCATCGACATAATCATCCCCTAAATAATTTATAACAATATTTCTTAACAGAGTTGCCTCATTTAATAAATAAGACAAACTTTTTTTTACTTCGATTAAATGGCCAAAACTGCTATGGCTTATAGCTAATTCATATTCCTTGATAAAGGCTCTGCATGCTCTGCACTTGTGCTTTTCTGCAAAAAGATATTGTTCGTAGCAAATAGATATTGGCTCTTCCATTTCTTTTGCTTCTTCTTTATGCTTTAGTGCGTCTTTCCAGACTGCTCTATGTGCAACTTCTAGATCTAAATTTGCATATGGATCAATAATAACCTGAGATAAGTTCGTATCTATTTCTTGAATCATTCCAAGAATAACATTGTATGCATTGAATACGTACGATCTTACATTTTCTAGCTCTATCCTTGACTTCGCATCGCTAAGATTATTACCCATTGCTCTGTTATTTGAAGACTGGGCTGCAGCTTCTCTTGTCCTAGTATCCAAGAAAGATGTTTCTGAGGACCCTGAATCGCTAAAAATATTGTCTATGTTTGTATTTTTTCCTAAACCATATGTTGCCATAATAATTAAAATATCTTTCTTTTAATTGAAGATCCACTTTTTCTTGAGAACCCTCTATTATAGCTTACTTTATTCTTCACAAGATTTGAATTTCTTCCCGACACAAATCTTGAACTATTTTCTGTCTCACCATCTTCTGATTGGCCCTGCTTTGGCATAAAGAACGTGTTAGAAAATGTTTCAGTATTTGAAGCAAAGCGTGCTTTGTGTAGATCGCTATAATTTTCTGTTATAGACAGTAAAGCTAGCACAAGTGCATCGTGTGCGTGATCCACTGCAGAGCCACCAGCTTCAAAAACTGGCCTTCCAGTTTGAGTGGTTCTTAAAACTATATAAGATATTAATTGAACATATAGTTCGTCATCTTCTGCTGGAAATAGAATAGTTTCCTTTTCCAAATACTGTCTAAGGTTATCGACCATGTATGGCTTAATCTCTTTTTTAACAAGCTGTTTAGTATAAGGATCGCGTATATCAATTGTTTCGCTAAAGCTAATTCCTTTTACTTTTGTTTTTAATCCAGATATTGGATTTTCTACACCGTATTTATGAAGAAGCTCAACTTGAACTTCTCCATAACCTCTGTCAACATAAATATGCTTTGGCTGAAATATATCATTTAATTCAACTATTCTAGAAACTGCTTTTGTTAAAGTATATTCTGATCTTTCTATTTCTTCTCTGAATGCAACTCTTACTTTGTTTCTAAATCTTTCGTCTTCATAATTATGTGCACAGACTTCAAGAACAACTATATTTGTTCCTGCTCCATACTTATCCCAGTCAACGCCAATTGTAAAAAAACTTCTTGCTGATTGCATTTCTGGCTCGTATCTCCAACCAGGATCCATAAATGCTAAATCTATAAATTTCCTTGGATACACACCTTCTGCGTCTTCGCCCCAGTCAGCCTCAATTTCATGACGATAACCAACTTCTGAGTATTGTTCTCTAAATTCATCTTCTTGTTCTTTAGAAAAATAAGGATTGCAATATGAAGGAAACCAAAACTCTTTAAACCTTGGACTTCTGCACCACTCCCAAAATCTTTCTCTTCTACCTGTTGGGGTTGACGCTCCAATCAAAACTTTATCTGGTTGATCTTCTGCGGTTTTCTGAAGCATTGCATATAGTGCGTCAAGATCGTCGGCGTGCATGTAGTCCATTTCGTCAAGGACAATAACATGTGCTTCCTGACCTCTAGCTACGTCTGATTTTCCGCCTGATCTCATACCAGAAGTAAAGAACCTAATTGTTGATCCATTAGAGAACTGAATCATAAACTGAGGAGACGTCACTTTGCGCGTAATTGAGTTAAGCACTATTTCATTTTTGGATGCCAATCTAACTATCTCTTGATAAATAAGTTCAACGTGAGATTTCATTGGTGCAATCACCAAACATCTTCCATCTTTATGTGTATAACTATAGTGGAGCAAATAGATTGCCATACTAAAAG